TTCACCTCCAGGCCATTGACACGAAGAGGCAAGTCGATCAGGCCACGCTCATCCATCACCTCCAGAATCTTGGACACCACGGGGATCATGGTTTCGTTGATCAGGCGGCCAAACGCAGAGCCCAGGTTCTGCGACAGCTCCTTCATGCGCTCCACGATCTCAGTGGCAGAGCGGGCGCTCATGTTCTCTGGGGGCAGCGATTCGTCCAGCAGGATGCGCTTGACGTTGCCGCGCAGATCGTTGATCACCAGCTGCGACACGTTGAAGTCGCCAGAGCGGGGCAGGGCCATGAGCGACGGGCCTTGCGGGCCACCGTTGCGGGCCACGGGGATGATGCCGCCAGGCACGATCTTCACGGTGTTGGGGTTCAGCACGCCATCGTCGGCAGCCGTATACACGCCAGACACAGCCAGAGAAGCGTTCTTCAGCAGCAGCTCAATGGTCTTGTTGAGCGTCTTGATGTCGGGCAACGCAGTCATGAGCGGGCCGCGGCCGTAGATTTCACCGGCCACCTTCATGTAGCGCGAGATCACCCAGGGGCTGATCTTGCGGCGGCGGTAGACCAGCTCCTCTTTGCTGACCTTGTCGATGACGTGATAGCAGTAGTCGCCGCGGGTGGCGTCATAGATCGTCGCCTCAAGCAGCTCAATGTCGTCGGTCGGCTTGTCAGCGATGCGCTTTTGCATCTCCTGGGGAATCTCGGCATCAGGCCACTGGCGCTGGATGCTCTCGCCCTTCATGCGGATGCGGCGGTAGACGTTGTCCACCTGGCCGTTCGCGCCTTCCTCATAGCTCACCAGGAAGAGCGGCACAGGGATGAAGTTGATCGGGCTCACGTCATCGCCTGGCTGCACCATCATGCAGGCCGTGCCGACCGCCAGGTCGAGCAGGAACTCACCCATGGCAATGTCGAAGTTCGACTGGCGCAGGAGCGCGAACATCTTCTCGCCATACAGGTCGAGGATGGCCTGGGCCTGGGCCTTGCGCTCAAACGGGATGTCCATGCCAGCTTCCAGGCGGCACCACTTGCGCTGGGGTGGGAACACCACCGACTGCAGTCTGTTGGCAAACCGTTGGGTGCTATTGATGGCTGTACTGTCGAAGACGCGCTGCATCTTCTTGGAGCCGGTGCTGCCACCTTCCCACACGCCATAGAGCTGGCGCTGGGGCAGGGCGAACTCATAGGCGTCCTGGTACAGCTGCTGGAATTCATCCTTCTTGCTTTGCGCAAGGGACTGGCGCTTGATGATCTGCTCTGGCGTCAATCGCATGCCGCCCTTTTGGTTGTGTCCGTTTTCCATGTGTTGTCCGTTCTGTGTTGATTCGTTTAGCCGCCCACGCCCAGCGTGCCGCCACCACCCAGGGTGCCGCCACTGATGCCCAAGCCACCGGAGCGGCCAAGGGTCGGGGCGTTGCCTTCGACTGGGCTGTAGCCAGACAGCAGTGAGCGGTCAGAAGCGCTGCGGCCAGCCTTGCGACTGCCGGCGGCTTTGGCCGCAGAAGTGCGCTGCATACCTTCCATCTCGGCCTTGCTCTTGGCGGCCATCTCAGCTGCGATTCGCTGTGTCTCAGCGAGCTGCTGCGCGATCTTGGCTTGCGCTGCCTCGTTGGCTCTTGCTGCTGCAGCTGCCGCCACCTGCGCTGCCGCCTGCTGGGCTTGAAACTCTGCAGTCTGTTCAGCCAATTTCTGCTGTTCAGCCGCGACCATGGCGGCGATCTCAGCCTGGGCCTTGGCGAATGCGTCGGCATCAGCCTTGGACTGGGCGTCGAGCTGCGCTTGAGCTGCGGCGTCCAGGGCAGCCTGCTGTTGCTTGAACGCTTCGTCCTCTGCCATCAGTTTGGCCAGGGCCGCATCGTTTTCAGCCTGGAGTTTTGCGGCAGCCGCAGCGTCATCAGCTGCAATCTGCGCGGCCAGGTCAGCATTGGGGTCAGGTGCCGGTGCCGCCGGTGCTGGCGTGAAACGTCCGACTGGCGACACTAGGTCGCCGCCGATTTCCTCCAGGGGCGTGCTGCCGTAGAAGCGACTGACTGCCATATCAGGCTCCCAGCAGGGTCTTCACCTGGGTTTCATCAGTCGTCACACCTGGCAGACCCAACTCAGGGTTAACCCTAGCTGTGGACAACAGCGAGCGGCGACCGGCACGGCGGCGAGCCGTCATCTGTGCGGACTCACGCTCTGCGATCTTGCGGCGCTCGGCGTCCAGGGACGCAGCCTGGTCTTTGGCCTGCTTCTCCATGCTGGCTTTCTGCTCTTCGTACTGCTTTTGCTGCTGGAAGAGCTGGGCCTTGGCGGCTTCCGCGGCTGCTGCTTGCTGGGCGGTCAAACCCTTCATCATTTCCGCTTGCTGAGAGGCTGTCAGTTGAGCGGCAGACAAGGCAGAAGCAGCAGCTTCACGCTGGGCTGCGATCTGGGCTGCGGTCAGCTCACCATTCTTGGCGGCTAGGGCGGCTTGCTGCTCACGGGTGAGCTTTGCCTGGTCGGCAGCGGAAGCACGGGCCTTCTCGGCTTCGGCAGCAGCAGCGTCGCGGCTCAGTTGAGCCTGGGTTGCAGCGGTTTCGCGGGCGGCTGCGGCTTGCGCTGCGGCTTCCTCACGCGCTTTTGTGGCGTTTGCAATGGCTGCGGCTGCAGCGTCCGACGCTTGGGCTCGGGCTTTGTCCGCGGCGCTTTGAGAACGGTTCACAGCGTAGGCCGTGGCTCCCGCTCCGATCAAAGCTGCGACGATTGGTGCTGGCATGGTCTGATCCTTCCATAGAGTGTGTAGTCAGAGCCGTCCATCCCGAACTTTTGCATCACACCCTCAAGCGTGAAACCCAGGGCCAGTGGCCAGCTCCTTGAATATTCTGCATTCGATTCTATTGCTACTTGTACACGGGTCAAAGCCAGCGATATCTGAGCGATATCCAATGCAGTCCTCACACCGACCACCAGCTGGCGCTTGAATTGGCTCTTCACGCTGTCGTCAATGATCGTCCACACCTCTCCGACACCCTTCCACAGCACTGCGATGCCGATGATCCCCAGCAGCTTGCCGTTGTAGTAGAGGGCACCGCTCGGGCCGCGCTCCATGTTGAAGTGAATGGTGTCCAGAGGGTCGATTGGCCAGGGCGTCCTGACGTATTGGGCCAGGCGCTGGATGTGCCAGTCAGTGATTGGCTCAAAGTAGATGCCGGTGCAGGCCAGCTTCTCGTTGACGGTGTCGATCAGGTCGGTCATGAGAAAATATCGAAGTCGAGTGAGGCCGTAGTCATGCCAGGTGCGCGGCCACCCAGCTGCGGAGTGCGAGTCATGCGGTTGTATTCGCCACCGCCCAGCATCAGGTACCCGAATGAGTCGCCAATGTGACTGTGTTCGTTCTTGTTGGGGGCGTCTTTGAAGCGTTCGTGGCCAGCACCGACCGCGACACGCTTGAAGTGGTAGCCACCGCCAAGCGCTTTGCGCAGCAGCTTGCATTCGCGGTTGACAATGAGCCCTGGCTTGCCCGAAACCAGGCGCTGCATGGGAGCAGCTGACGCCTCGCGCCGCACCTTGAAGTCATTCGACGCTGTCGGCTGGGCCTTGAGCCCCAATGTCCGCAGAAAGTCGAAGGCAGTGACCTCATAAATGGCGTCCCTGGCCATACCGGCAGGGTCACCCCAGATCATCACCTGGTGGTTTGGATAGCGAGCGTTTAATTCTGTCAGCAGCTGCAGGCCAAAGCGCTCCAGGCCCATGTCAAACGTGACGATTTCCTGGTGAATTTGCCACTGGCCGTTGGGCATACGCTGGCCAATGGTGGCCGCCGGTGTCAAACCAAAGTCCAAACCGATCTGAATGGGCACATTGGGGTGCACTTCAGTGTCGCCGGACATGGTCGCATCGTTATATTCTGGCCAGACTGGTCTGCCTTCCTGGACATAAACGTATTCCCCACCCGCATAGCAGCGGATCCAGTCGAGCGTCTTGCCGCCCAGCATCTGTAGGTAGTAACCAGGCGGCAGGTTGTTCAAGTTCTCGGCCTTGGGATTGATCTTCCACCACTTATTGGCCGCAAAGATGTGGTCATTGGCCTCTGGCATTTCAGGCAGATCTTCAGAGTCGACCGGAACCACGCCACCAGGCTGCTTGTAGAACTTCCAGGCAAACTGGCCAGTGAGCTTTTCCTTCTCAGCCAGCTTGAACCACCAGTGATCATCATCCATCGGGTTGGTGTCCATCCAGATCCCCGACCAAGTAGCCCCGCCATCGCGCTTGGTAGGGTAGCGGCCAACACGGTGAGTCAATCCATCGATCACAGCCTTTGGCAGCTCGCGTGCTTCATTGACCCAAGCCCCAGTCAGCTCAAGCGAGAGGAGTTTCCTCACGTCTTTAGGCTGGTCAAGGGCCAGGAAGATGACCTCGCAGTCAATCCCCGCCGCATCACCCCGGCTTGGCAGTTTGATGTGATGGGTGATCGGAGGCGTCCACAGCATAGGGCCAAACGTAGACTCAGGAAACAGATCCAGCCACGTCTTAATCGTTGTGGTCTTCAGCATGGGGTAGCTGTTTCGCACAATGGCAAACCGCGAGTATCGGATGCCGTCAATCGGCGATGGCTTTTGTTTGACAGCACGCATCATGATCTCTGCTGCGCACGCATATGACTTGCCAGACCCCACCGGCCCCATCATTCCACGCACGAATGCGTTGGACTGCAGAAACTGCCAGACAGCAGGCGACTTGCTGAAGTCCAGGTTCAAGCCAGTCGAAGGCATTGCCTTCTCAGATTGCTCTTTAGTTCGGCTCATGTAATCCTTTTTTGATTTTGCGAAGGTCGATCAACAACGTCAGCTTCTTGTCAACAATGACTTCCCATTCAGAGTCGTCCAGGTCAACCTCAAGCTCCAAGTCAAGCACGTCAATGATCCGGTCTAACAGCTTCAGATCCATGTCAATCTTCCTTTACATCAACAATATCATTAACCGGCGACTTGATGTTGATCCCGATCACCGATGGCTTGTCAGATTCCTCTGGGTTGTCCAGCAATCCAGAAGCCTTGGCCAGAATGCGCAGCACCCCGACCTTGTCATACAACTCGATCTCAAGCGTTGAGTTACCGTCACGGTCAACCTTTTGCTTGATGGACTTGATCGCGGTCAGTGCATGCTCAGGAATCTGGTGTGCAGCCTTAACCGTCACATTGCCAGATTCATCCCAGGTCATGATGTCAGAGATCTTCGTGTTGGCCATGCACAGCAGCGCATAAGCCACAGCCTCCCGGTTGCCTGCCAAGGTGGTAGACCGCTCAAGCCTGCGCTCAATCGATCTCGTACCACCCCAGCCCTGCACACTGGGGATCTGCGTCGGTTGCTTTCTGGTGGCCATCAGAATGGGATATCGTCGTCAATGTCAACAACAAAAGCGTTGGCTTTAGCCTGGCTGTGCTCAGACACCGGCGCTCCAGCCTTCGGAGGCTTGGGCTTGCCAATCTTCACCGAGAACCAATGCTCACCAGCCTGGGTCTTGCCAGTCTTGATGTCCAAAAAGCACAGCGTGCCATCAGGTAGCAACACCTCACCCTTATACGGCGCATGCCAGTCCTCAGTTTTAAATTTGTTCACAAAGGCAGAGCCCTGTCCTGGTTTTAGTTCGTATGCCATAAATGTCCTTTCAGTTGGCAAGTTTACAAATTCCCAAAGAATGCTGGGAAAAATTAAAGCTCTATGCAATCCATCATGTTGCGCACATCATTGCTGCTTTGAGCCGCCAGGCGCGTCATGATCTCAATCTGTCCAGCCAATGGTGATCCGTGATTTAAGTTCACATCTTTCATCGGGTTCTCAGGCACAGGCCGCATCACAGGCGATAGACGCTGCTCAAGCATCCGCATCAGCTCACGCAGGCAATGCAGCTCCCTCTCCAGCTGTTCAAGCGCCATAGCAATTGGTGGCGGCTGTTGCATAGTCTCCTGACGCTTTGCAATAGGTTCAAGCCTGCCAGATTCTCGGAATTCTCCAGGTCTCATTTCAGAATTTAAGTACATAGGTCTTTACCTCTAGGTTAAAAAAGTTGGGAAAAATTGTGGGTGACCCCCGTATCGCTACGGTAGGGGGGAGGGGGGAAGGCATCGATTTCTACGCGCTCGTCAACAGGCGCGTTATCGCAGGCGTAGCGCTGGCGCATATAGGTTGAATCCGCTTTCCCAGGCACACGTCGCAGCATGCCCTTGGCTTGTACAAAACCCATACGTTCGTTTGAGCTTTGTACAGAATCGATTAAACGGCCTACAAGCGCCTGAAGCATCGAGTGGCTACCCATGTCTAGGATGGCCTGCGATCGTGGCGTATGGATTGATCCAGATGCCTTGGTGACGCCTTCGGTCATGTGGCATCCCGGTGCATCTGCATCAATCCGTCAACCAGGTGCTGAGGTTTGGGTGTCAGACCCTCGGCTTGGTAGATCGGCAGCAGAGTTGCCAGACCGTCATCGATCTCCTGGTTGGTTAGTCCAGCTTTGGCAAGCAGTGTCAATCCATCGTGTCCCAGAACACATCTTAGATCTTCTCTTTTATTTAAATCTAAGTTTAATTCTTTCTTAGGTTTATCTTTACTAAGTACTTCTCTATATATATTCTCTGTGTTAGAGGACACTGCTGAGTGTCCATTGATTGCCTCAGAGGACACTGTGGAGTGTCCTGTGTTTTCTTTGTTATTCACAGCTTTTCCACTGCTCTTGGAGCGTTTGGCAGCTGCCTTGTTGATGTCCTCTTTCATCTTTTTGACCGTCCTGGTCTGTCCTGATGCGGGCATGGTTTTCTCCTTTTGTTTGCTTGGTTGTTTGAGCGCTTGGCTGATGAGCTTTGCGATCCTTGCTTGACCTGCTCGGTCAATCTCTTGGGCCTGCATGGCTTCTTGCTCGATGAGCCATGGTGGTCGTGTGTCTTCCTTGTTGCTGGTCATGGTGATGGCGTCCTGTGCTGTGATGCTCTCGTCAAAGATGACGCGCAGCGTATTGGTTCTCTGGGCTGAGTAGCCCTTCCTGACGATCTCGACGTACCCGGCAGCTCTGAGCTTGGCCAGCTGGTTGGTGACTGCCTGGCGGGTGGTCTTCAGCTCGGTGGCGATACGGTTCTGGCTGACCCAGGTGATGCCTGCTCGGTTGCAGTACGCGCACAGAGCGGCCAAGACCTGGAGAGCTCCTGGCGTCAGGCGCTCATCGAAGACAGCCTTGAACGGCAGCACCACCACCTTGCGCTGATCGGGCAGGGGTTCCTGCTCTTTGATGCGAGGCTTCTTGGGCAGCTCAAAGCCGATGGGTTCAGCCACAGCGTTCATCTTTTCTGATCCGGTGCATGTAGTTCCTCACCAGCTGCTCTGAGCCAGGCCCGTAGGTCTTCTCGACTGCAGCCAAGTGCCGGTCGACGTTGGCCTTGTCTTTGGTCAGCTCCCAGGTCGTCAGCAGCTCTCTGGCCACTCCCATGAGCAAGATCGTCCTGTCGGGCTCCAGCGGGCCTTTGTGGCGGTAGTAGTGGGGTTTCCATGGCCGCTTCACTTCTTGGCCTTGGCATAGCAGGCAGCGCAGACCCAGCGACGCATGCCCAGCACGCGCATGAGCTTGCCGCCGGTCTGTGGGCCTGGCTTGTTGCACAGTGGGCAGAGCCTGGTCATTCCTGTCTCCTGGACATCTCATAGAACGCACGCAGGAACGCCAAGACGTTCTCTGACAGCTTTCCTGTCAGGCCAGCAGCACGGGCCAGCACAATCAATTGGTCGTCAGTCATGCGGCCACCGTCACGATTGACCGCGCACGGCGGTGCTTGATCTCTTCGTAGACCAGCTTGATGGCCGACTCCAGCTCACCGATGGTGCAGGTGTCCAGCTGGGCGTCATGCACTTCCATGCCCAGGTTCATGGCCTGCAGCTCTGGGCCGGTGAACAGGAAGCGTCCTTTGTCCACACCGCGCCTGGCCATGTGGAAGAGGGCGTCTTGAGCTGCCCTGATCTCGGCTGTGTACTGCTTGCCCAAGTCAGCGTTGACCATGTGCAATGCCTCGGCCATGTTCATGGCTGCGATCAGCAGATCGACGTTCTGCCTGTCACCGTTGCCCTGCGTGACATCGAAGAGCGCCTGGTGGTTCTTGATCTTCAGCGACATGCACTCGCTGTGTGAGCTCATGGGCTTGAACCCGTTGATCACCCATGCCACTGGGTCAGCAAAGACCTGGCGCGGTCTGTACTTGCTGCGCTTTCTCATCGCTTGCCCTTCATCTTGTCAACCCAGCAGACAGCGCAGTACCAACGCTGCGGACTGGTCTGCACTCCGCCCTCTGGTGGGCGCTTCTCTTCACAGCGGTGGCACAGCTTAAACGGCTGGCCATTGACTCGGCTGCCGGTCAGACTAACCTGGTGTTTTGCAAAACTCACTTCAATACCTCATGAACATAAACCTCAATGCGAGGTTCAAAAGAATAGCTTTTTTCAATGACAAGCCTAATCACTTGCTTGTCGTCCTCATAGACCACGCCATTGAGCGCGTCCAGGACGGCCTTAGCCACGTTGTCTAAGTCTGGCTTGCCTGGTATCAAATCACCACTGAGCGCCAGCTGCTGCTTGCGCTTTGACCATGATGCTGGGATGCTGTACAGCGCCACAATGCGCATGCTGATCGGGGTGTAAAGCATTTCAGCCAGGTTGCCCATGGCATACGTTGCCTGCTTGGCGATGAGCTGCTCATACGACAGCGTCTTGGCGTCGGTGTACATGCGCACAAACCCACCACGGCTGCTTGCCCTTGGCCTGCCCTTGCCGACTGGCTGACCAGGCACAACAAAGAAGATGGCCGCGCTCATAGCAGGCCAGCCTGGCGCATGTCCTGCACGAATGCCTGGACGTCAGGGCACGGGATGTCGCGCCAGCAGGCAGCATCACCCGTCATGAAGAGCGCCTCTGTCAGCACGTCCTCCGGGATCGGCTGTCCGTCCTTGGCCATGTCCAAGATCTTTGTGGCTTCCTGGTGGTTCATTGCTTGACTCCAGATAAGAACCGATCCAGGCGCGGTGTCAGCTGGCCATAGCGAGGCTGCAGCTGGTCACGCACGCACTGGTCGATCAATGATGAAATGCTGCGCCGTTGATCCTCAGCTGCCTTGTCAAGCAGCAGGCGAGTCTCAGGTCGCAACCTGGTGAGAAATGGTTTGAGTGTGTTTTCCATGCGCAAAAGTATATCTCTGCAATATCACTTCGCACAATGGTGTTGCATATTTATTTAAATACTAGGGTAAGTCCTTATGTTTGAGTACTTGTTGACCGATATCGGATGTGTGCTAGAATTCTCACATGTTCAACGCGCAGATAAAGCGCAAAGGAGTTAAACATGACACCCACAGCAAAGAAGATTCACGACATTGAGTTGCAGATTGCTCGCATTGAGCACAACTCAGCCAACTACATTGGCGGCGACAAAGCCTACTACTCTGGCAACCAGACTTTTTTGAAGCCTGCAGCACAGCGCAAAGTTGACTCTCTCAACAAACAGCTGGACGCATTGCTTGACAGCGTGGAGGCTTGATCATGACCAAGTTTGTCGCATACTTCCGAGTCTCTACAGATCGCCAGGGCCAGTCAGGTCTTGGCCTGGATGCACAGCGCCAAGCTGTTGCGCAGCACGTCGGTGACCAGGAGCTGGTTGCTGAGTTCACAGAGGTCGAGTCTGGTCGCAAGACAGATCGTGTGCAGCTGGCTCAGGCCATGAGCCTTGCCAAGCGTACAAAGTCTGTCCTGGTGATCGCCAAACTTGATCGCCTGGCACGTAATGTCCACTTTATCTCCGGCCTGCTTGAGTCAGGCGTTCCATTCGTTTGCGCTGACATGCCAGAAGCTGACCGCACCTTCTTGCAAATGTCTGCTGTGTTTGCTGAGTGGGAAGCACGCAAGATCAGCGAGCGCACTAAGGCTGCCCTGGCACAAGCCAAGGCCCGTGGCACACGCCTGGGCTGCCCTACCCCTGCAGCTGGCAGCGCAGCTGGTGTGGCAAGCATCAAGACCAAGGCAGACGCATACGCTGCACGCATGTTGCCCATGGTGCGCGACATCCAGGCACGCATGGCCACTGCCACACTTCGAGACATTGCTGCCGAGCTCACAGCTCGCGGCATTGAGACCGCCAGGGGCGGCAATACCTGGCACGCAAGCCAGGTTTCCAACTTGCTCGCAAGAGCTTAACCAAGGAGAAAATCATGACGAAAGAAAAACTGATCGATGCAGCCTATGTGGTTGGCACGTTCCTGGTCTTCGGTGGCTGGGGTGTATTGCTGGCATGGAGGGGCTGATCATGAACACCAGATTTTTGAAGCACGTTCGCACCATCTTTGCCACTTACGACGCACCGCCTGCAACGATCCGCTCGTATCAGCGCCAGTGGGTCAAGTCGATCCGTAGGCTTGGCGATAACTGGCTGGTGGCCAAACAGATCCAGAGGATCCAATCATGAAGAGCGCCGGCCGCGACATCAAGCAGCGCCAGCTTGACATCTTTGAGCAGCGAGACCACCAGTTCTTGGAGCGCTGCCGTGCTCTGGCTGTGATGCTGTGCAAACAGAATGGCCAAGTGTCAATCAATGACATCAGACAATTCATTGAAGTGCCGTCAGGCGTTCACCCTTCGGTGCTCGGGGCCGTATTCCGAACCAAACAATTCACGACGGTCGGTTTCACAGAAGCCGTCCATCCTCAAGCACATGCACGGGTTGTGCGTGTGTATTCACTAGCAGCCACTAAGGAGTAAACCATGGCCGGAAAATTAACAGACGACAAAGCAATGAGCGCCAGCCGCTTGCCAGGACTGATGGGGTTCAGCAAGTACAGCACGCCCAATGATGAGCTGCAGTTCTCAATCAATGCCATCGATGGCAAAGAGCGACCAGACATTGGCAACGAAGCCATGGGCTGGGGCAATACCCTGGAGCCGGTGATCTTGGAGCAGGCAGCCAAGCGCCTGGGCATCGAGAAGTTTGACACCCAGATTGACAAAGCATTCACGCATGAGGTCGTGCCGCTCAGCTGCAGCCTGGATGGCGTTGGCTTTGGTGTTGGCCATGAGATCCACAACGATCCCGACAAGGGCATCTATGTGGTTGGCCAGGACAGCATCATCCTAGACGGCCCTGGCGTGCTCGAAGCCAAGCTGACCAAGACCATGCCAGAGGACGTGCCTCACCTGGCGCGTGGCCCGATCCAATTGCAGGGTCAAATGCTGGTCACTGGCCACAAGTGGGGCGCTGTATGCGTGCTGTACCAGGGCATCGAGCTGCGCGTGTTCCTGTTTGCTCCACACAAAGAGACGCAAGCAGCCATCGCCCGTGCTGTGCATGACTTCCAGGACAAGCTGGACAAGTACACAAAGACAGCTGAGATCGATTGGTATGCACCGGCCAGCAGCAAAGAGCTCGACCGCATCTATCCGCAAGCTGCCAACCGTGAAGAGATAGAGCTTGGCCAGACAGTGGCTGAGCTGGCGCGTGGCATCATGGAAAACAAGGCCGCCATCAGGGCAGCGGAGGCCAGCATCGAGAATGCTGAGAAGTTGATCAAGCAAGAGCTTGGACAATCTGAGCGTGGCCGTGTTGGGCAGTATGTGATCAGCTGGCCAATGCGCAACTACAAAGCTGCAGCCGAGCGCCTGGTTCCGGCTAAGCCTGCCTACAGCATTCGTCAATCATCACTGACGATCAAGGAGGTCTCTTGAATTTACCGAAATATCCAGCCATTTTGCATGCGTATGAGCAGGCCGTCGTCGCTATGCTAAACGCAACAAACGCAACAGAAGATGAAGCCGAAGCGTTTGTCGACGCAATGGCCAATTTGATTTTTACCACCATGCAAACTTACGTCGAAGAGGAAAATGATGCAGCTCCAAACCACTAACCAAAGAGGCTTTGCCCCAACCACCATGGGCGAAGCAATGCAGTTCAGCGAAATGCTGGCCAGCTCAAGCATGGTTCCCAAAGCCTACCAGGGCAAGCCCAATGATGTCCTGGTGTGTGTGCAGTGGGGCTATGAAATGGGCCTGGCACCAATGCAGGCGCTGCAAAACATTGCAGTGATCAATGGCAAGCCGAGTGTGTACGGCGATGCCATGATGGCCCTGGTGCAGTCCAGCCCAGTGTGCGAGGACATCGAGGAATACTTCGAGGGCGAAGGCACAACCAACCCAGTGGCTGTGTGCGTGGCCAAGCGCAAGGGACGCAAGCCAGTGATCACCAAGTTCTCTGTCGAAGATGCCAAGCGCGCTGGCCTGTGGGGCAAAGGTGGCCCATGGACTGCGTACCCTAAGCGCATGCTGCAAATGAGAGCTCGCGGCTTTGCCCTGCGCGACGCATTCCCTGACGTGCTCAAGGGCATGATCACCGCCGAGGAAGCCCAGGACTATCCGGACGAAGCAAAGCCGCTGCCGGTGGCCAAGCCTGCCAATCCGCTTGACCTGGTGGCTAAGCCAGTCGAGCTGCCAATGGCCGAGCCAGTCGTCATTGAGCCAGAGATTGTCAACGCTGTGAATGAAGTGCTGCAGACGGTCAACGATCAGATCACCGACGCCGTGACCCAGGTAGAAGCGCCAGCTGTCATCGATGAAGACGACACTGACGTTGACTTCGGTATCAGTACGGTCGGCTATGCCCTAATGGTTCCAGGAAAAGACTTGCCACACAGCGTGCACAACACGCTTGACGAATGGGCTGACGCATACGAAGAGCTGGCTGAGAAAACTGCGAAGGCAGGCAAGCGACCAGCACGCGAGCGCATGACGATCTTGAAGGAGCTCAAGGAGTGCAACCTGGAGACCATTGGCCGCATTGACACAATGAAACGTGTCAGGCACACGGCCAACTACCAGCGCCGGATCAATGCGCTGGGCGCGGCTCAGTGATCAGGACTTCAAAATCCTGATTGCCTTTTCAATGTGGTGGATTCGGTCATCCAGGCCGATGAAGCCACCATTGATTTTCTTTGTCAGGGTTTTGTAGTCGCCAGAGTCAGCGTATTGATTGAGTTTATGTGTCTGCCAAAACCAGCCAGCCGTCATGGATGCATACTTAGGCGTGCGCACCAGCTCAGGCTGCATGACAAAGTCTTCACCGAGCGCTTGGCCAGCATGGTAGAAGTTGCTGTGACCTGTCAGCTGCAAAAATCCGGATCCCCGGAACCGCCAGCCATCCCCTGATGCCTCGTCCCTGTTGCCCATGCGGTTGCCGTAGATCCTGTTGGCAATACGCTGTGGCTGCTTCTCATACTCGGCAGCCGACTCAGGCGTGAAACCCCAAGCGCGCTTTGGAGTTAATGGAAACAACTTCAGCAGCGTGGCAGCGCGGTAGTTCAAGTTCTCTTCCATGATCTTGAAGTTGCCACACTCATGGCCACACTGGCCGATCCAGCATGCCTGCTGCACAACAGTGACCAGGCCAAAGCGCTCGAAGGTTTCGTTGAATACATCAGCCAGGTTGGGGTTGATATTCAGGCGATTGAGTTGATCACTGTTGACCATTGAGTAGGCTCCTCACTTCGTTGTAGGCTGCGACGCAGGCGTTGAGCTTGGTGATTGCTTTGTCGCCGTCGGCTGCGATGTCGATAAGAGCTTCAATAGTCTGTCGCTCAAGTTCGCTTGCATCGGTGTTGCTATTTCCTGGGGCAGGGGTGGGATCTGCGGGGGTTTGTGGACAACTTGGGGCTGGGAGGCGCAGCCGACCAGTCCGAGCAAGCTCATGCATAGCAGACTGCTTTTTCTTGACTTCATCTTGGGCCTTTCTAAGTTTGGTTTCCTGGTATTGCAGCTTGTCTCCAAGCTCTTGCTCTTTCTTGCGAGACTCTTCATTCTTTTTGGCGATGGCCAGCTTCATGTCATTGTCGCGCTCAATCCAGCCGTAATGGTGGCCGACTCGGTATGTGCCAAACAACGACACCAGGACACCGACGATCAGCCAGGGCAGTGGTATTGGTAGCATCAGTCAGCCTCCTTGCGCGCAGCTGCGATCTCTTCGCGGTCTTCGTCCGGCTCCATGTGCTCTGGTGGTGTGGTTGGTGGTGGGCCTGGCGTCCAGGACTCATCGAGCTCTGGGTTTTTCCAGACCGGCATCGCACCAAACGGCTGGCTTGGCAGGCCATAAGCAGACTGCGGTGGTGCATAGCTTGAGTTGTGCTGCTGGCCATACTGCATGGGCTGACACATAGGCTGCATTGGTGGCTGCGGTGTCTGCATGCCAAAAGCCTTGGAGGCCGAGCCAACAGCGCGCTTGGTCATCACGCCACCGATGCCACCAACAATCAGCAAAACAATGTCGTTCAGCATCTTGGTGTATGCCTGGTCAATGGGGGCCATTGACTTGATCGGCTGCGTGACAAAGGTCACAGAGTACAGCAGGGCAATGACAATGAAGCAAAGGATCAACGTGACGACGACGACAACGAAGCCCCAGATCCTGACTTCAAATTCGTCAGGGGTTAGCTTTGGTTTCTGCTGCTGGTTGGACATCGTTCACCTTCTTTTCAAGTATTGGCGCGACCAGGTATTCTGGGCACTGCTGTGTGAATAAACACTTCGGCTTCTGACACTCTTCGGCATGGAAGTGATCAGGGTTTTGGCACTTGTATCGGTAGCGATCCTCGCAGCCAGCCAGCAATAAAAGCAAAAGCAAATATTTCATAGTCCAATTTTCCCCAGCAGTAGCGCCACTATCTTGTCGGACAAGGAGTCAGGAAGGAAGCGAAGGAATCCCAGGAACCACCAGGCAGCGCAGCCATAGCAGAACACCTTGCAAAACAGATTGAATTGTTTTTGATATTCATTCATCGACCGCAGCGTTTAGTCGTTGCACAGAATTCCATCAACTCATTGACGCCGATACCAACGAGAAGCAGAACGAACGCTATCCCGCCTATCAACATAGCCATCTCCAACTGCTCTTGCTCGGCTTGTTTGGCTTTTTTTTCCTCGGCTTTTAGTGCGCTAATCTCTTTAGCGTCTGCCAAATCCATCTCAGCTTGACGAGCCTTAATCTTGTTCCAGACGTCAATCTTGCCAGTCTGCATGAAGAGCATCTTGAGTTCCTCTTCAAACGCTCTGGCTTGCTCAAGAGCCATCTCAATCTGAAGTGCAGTACCCATGTTGCTACCCTTCTTATCACGCTTGGCTTGAAGCATGGCTTTGGTAGCAGCACTCTTGGCATTGAACATCTGGCCTAGCATCGGAGCTAGACCACCTAAATCATTGGCTACCTTACTAGCCTTTTTCACCATCCCTATGGCTTTTTGCAAACCATCGAGTGCTGCTATCGGGTCTAATGGAATCATTTTCTTTCAACCTTTTTCCATTCAATACAGTAGGTTTTTCTGTTGTACACATCGCCAACCCAAACCCACTTAATACACCTGTATTCAATAGATACAGCCAAAATCAAGGAAAGCACAACAGAATCATGTATGTGCAAAAAATAACAAAGCAAGTGACACAGGCTGCTGCAATAAATGCCTCAGCCCAGTCCATCATTCCTGTTCATCAGCTTTAGCCGATGCCCTAGCAATTTTCAAGTGTTGATGCTTGAAGTAGATGTTAACCAACAAGCCACACAAAGCAATGACAACACCAGACACAGCAGCAAACTCATTAGCTGTTAAACCAAAGATGACTGCTGCACTAGAGCCACCATAAGTAGCTGCTGATGCTATTTTTGTTGATACTGCTTCGTTTGTCATGGCTTCTCAGGATATGTAATAGTCCAAGGGAAACCTTCTTGCGCTGTAACATCACGCAAGGCTTGACGATATGTAGCCCATACTGTCTTATCAACAGGAGCATCATCTACTTGTGTCCAGTCACACTCAGCTAACTTCTCATCACGAGTAGCACGAACACTCTTAGCCTGTTCAGCATCTTTAATAGCTTTGTAAGCGGCTTCTTGTTCAGCAGCAGTAGTAGTTACACCATCTACCACTTGGTCTAAGAAGACAGGGCCTAAGATGTACTTTGTATACCACTTACCATCTACTTGCTCAACACCAGAGGCTTGAGAGTATTGGTAAACAGTACCACCTGTAGCTTGTGGGCCTTCAAAGACTACATCAGCACCCAAAGCCTCTAAGACTTCAGTTGTTGTTGTCTCCCATGATGGGCCACCATTGGCTTTGATGTGTGTACGAAATTCTGCTTCGTACATTACTGCCCCTGTTTCTCTGATTCTGATTTGCATGATGTTCCTTTATGTTTTTACAGCATCAATAATTTTCTGTGTTATTTCTAAGAATAACTTTTGTTCATCTTCTACATCACCAAACTGACCTTCAATTAGATGTGAGTCAAAGACATCAAACAACGTAGAATTCCCATCTAGTTCCATGTTTAGTAGTTCTTGTGCTGTCATGATTTTCCTTACGCTATGGCAAAGAAAATGAATGTTCCACCACTTGCATTGATGGCTGCTGGCGCTGTTGAACTAATCTCAAACCCTGCGCTGTATGTGTCAATGTAATCTGTAGTTGTTACTTCAGCGGCTGTGCTGTTCAAAAGCAAGTAAGGGTCATTGCCACTCACAATGCCTCGTGCTGAATCCCATACATACCAAGCTCCACCTAAATCTGTTCTTTTTATGAGAACAAACCTTGCGCCACTAGTAAATCCACAATCAACTTGCAGTGTTGTACCTGTGCCTGTATAGCTCCCAACCTTACTTACACCTGCACAAGTGGCAAACAAATAGGCGACATAAGTGTTGCCAGAAGCATTTGTCTCAGTAATCGGGCTAAGACCAAAAGTAGTGCTAGTTGGGTCTGTTGTTCCCCAAGAATTTCCAACATCTGATGCAAAGCTATCGGTTAAATTTAAGAAAGCATAGTAGTTTCGACCATAGGTTGCGCTATAAACAAACCAAACACTAGTTGAGCTTCTACGCTTTACAAAAATTAGTTCTGGTACTGCTTGTAAACCATGCGTTTGCGTTCTTGTTGTACTTGTTCCGTCATAGCAAACCTCATCAAAGAAGCTAGGGGCACGTCTGAACATATATCCAAGAAGCGATGAAAGGGTGCTTGTCGAGTTATATGCGCCATTCATGTAATCAAATGTGAAATAACCATTTGATGCTTCTGCGGTTGTTGAGTTAGATGCTAAATAAACATTTCCTCTGAGGCGGTCACCCCAATTTCTAACTCCACCAGAACCTCTGCCAAGTGCCAAATTTAAGTCAACAGGAAAACTAGACCTAAATCCTGGTAGTTGACCATCTGCTGTACTACCAAGGGTATCAACAGCAAACACCTTAGTCGCATCCGTAGGCACTTTCATCGGGCCTCTACGAATGGCTATGTAGATGTAAGTGTCACCACTTCCTGATGCTGCATCGTTTGCAAATCCAGTAGCAGTTGGATACCAATTACCTCCAGAAGATAATTCAGCACCACTAGTGTTTGCTCTAAGAAGTGCATCTAAACCAGCTACTGTCATCCCTCGCATTGTGTCTATAAGCCACCAATCTTCTGCAACAGAAGCATTTTTAACCAACAACCATTGAGGTTCATAACCAAGATTCACAGCATTTGCGCCTGTAGTCTCAACATAAGACCCACACGAAATCACATTGTCTGTACCAGTCAGACCAAAGCCTCCTGCGTTGTGGGCGAATAGGTAGGCTACGTAAGTGCCGCCGTTGGTGTTTCCGATGTTGGTATCTTTATCTTGAATCCATTGAGGATAAAAGACAGTATCAGTTCCAATGTAGCTGTTAGGCAACGTTTGGAAGCTAGCGGCAGTTGAATTCAGCGAGATTGCACCCGCACCTGCTGTTGAGCTTGTGCGAATCCAACCACCCCAGTTGCTTGCCGCATCTGTGCGTTTAACAAAAATTGCACCCGGAAAAGACTTAAGGTTGTGCGCAACCGCTTGGCCAGAAGTACCATCACCCGTATAAGTCACAACATCAAAGAACTTTGGAGTTTTTGCAAAAGACCAACTTGTGTAGGTTTGACCATTTGCATTTAATTGATTATTACCCGTTAAATCAAATCCAGTTGTGTTAAATGCTGTTACACCACCAGTCGGGATATTAGTTAATGCGTCAGTAAGATTTGAGATTAAAGAATATGAAGTTCCAGTCGTAGGAGAAGAAAGCCAATGGTTGTATGCGGCTGACCTTGATTTAATCCAAACCAATCCACCATTTGTAGATAAATCAACACCATTGACGATGGTTTTGTCTGTGCCGTTGCCTGTGTAGAGGTATGTGCTGAAACATGACTCTATATAGTTTGGCTCAACAGCAACCCCGCCACCGTACGCATCGGCTGTCACATTACCTGATGTTTGCTGAAGTGGCATTATTATTCCTTGTCTTTACAATTATCAAAATGCCAACGCTTTGCAACATTGACAGCGATAGATTTTTGGCAATGAGGGCAATCAACTTTAGGTTTTGGCAGACCTTTTCGTAACGCACTCATTTTAGCTTTTGCTTCTTCGGTTTGTTTGCGACCCTTCATTGGGCTTGGACGACCTAACAATGCCTCTGAAGTCTTGCGTTTTGTTTCTTCTGAAGGACGATATGTAGATTCTTTTTGTGCTTTTGCCATGTTTGCTTTTGCAATTTCTGACCTTGGCTTGCGCATCTTTTGTTTCGTTTCTTCAGAAACAATGCGACCTTTAAACAATTGAGTTACATATTTTTTATGTTCTTCAGTATGTTTGTAGCCTTTAGCACCATCACCACCATCTGTCATATTGGTCAATGGTATGCCAATATTACGCATTTCAGCAATTAGCAAACACTCAAAGTCAATGGCTTGAGCGTCAGAAACATTTTCTTCAACTTTTGTAATAACGGGCTTCATGCCAAGTGCCATCAATTTGCGAATCTTGTTTAGCTTTTTTGATTTGCGCTTGGTGTAATACTTGGCCTCATCCAAATGAAATTCGCAACGCTTACCATGCCCTTTACCAACGTAAAAAGGCATCCCATTTCTGGGGTCAGTCAACGTGTAAACGTATGCGTTATCCATTATTTAAACTGAGTCAATGAAGCCAATACTGTGTATGTAGCACTACCAGTTTTTACGACCGCCAGACGGTACACGTCAAGTCCAGAAGCATTACCCGCTGTCGGTGCGCCACCAATCCACTTTGTAGTCACACCTGATGTAGTTCCATCTACTTGAATGGATGTTGCGTAGTAAGCAGTTGACCCTTGAGTAGTCACCAAAGCCGCAGTCACAGATTGACCTGTACTCATCAAAGTATTTAATGATGTACCGCTAGAGCCTCTGAAGTTAACTGTCCAGTTAGCACTTGCGTTGCTTGTGTAGTACAGAACAGACTGAGTGGTAATGTCGTAGTTAATCGTGCCTGTAGCTGCTGTTGCAGATACTGTAGCTACCTCTGCTGCATCGTTTAGAACAATGGCTGTAGCAGATGATGTTCCTGAGAATGTCTGTGTGGCTGTAAAGGTCTGTGCAGAGTTGGTAACTGCTGTATTAGCGTTATATGCTTGTACGTTAGTACCAATAGCCAAGCCTAAGTTAGTCCTGGCTGTTGATGCGCTGGCCACGTCAGACAGATTATTGGCTGATGCCAGGTAACCAGAGCCAGACACATAAGCAGCCACCCAGGCGCTGCCGGTATACAGCTTCATTGCACCGTCAGTGCTGTTGAAATACAAAGCGCCAGCAACCAAAGCATTGCCGTCGTTGTCAACGCTAGGATCACTTGTCTTTGCTCCCAAGTAGCGATCATCAAAGCTGTCATACGCAGCCAGTGTTGCATCGCGTGCAGCTTCTGCAGCCGTCTGTGCTGATGCTGCGCTTGTTGCGCTACCAGCTGCAGCCGTCGCTGAGTTGGCTGCATTGGTCGCTTGTGTGGCTGCCGTAGATGCACTGCCAGAAGCAGCTGTGGCCGAGTTAGATGCGTTGGTTGCAGACGTGGCTGCATTAGATGCAGACGTGCTGGCAGCTGATGCTGAGCTGCTGGCATTGCTTGCCGATGTGCTGGCAGCGCTGGCGCTGTTGCTCGCGCTTGTTGCGCTTGTCGCAGCTGCTGTTGCGCTGTTGCCTGCATTGGTCGCAGCTGTGCTGGCCGTGCTGGCTGAGCTCGATGCTGCGCTGGCCGAGCTGGCCGCACTGGTGGCCGATGTCGATGCGTTGCTGGCTGATGTACTTGCAGCGCTTGCTGAGCTGGCTGCGTTTGTCGCTGAAGTCGATGCAGCAGACGCACTGCTAGATGCAGCCGAAGCAGACGAGGCAGCATTTGTAGCGCTTGTTGATGCCGATGCTGCATCCACCAACAAAGTCCACTTGGCCGAGTCAGTGTTTGTGTTGATCGGTTGCGAGCCGGTTGATGTGTGCTGAGTAATACACTGCCAAATGTTGCTATTGGTTGTGTCTTTGACAATGTCGCGGACATAGTACAGCGTGCCGCTTGCCCAGTTGCCACGGTTTGTGCCAAGCGTGTCAGCAATGGCAGGGTTGCCGTCAGCATCAAAGCCAAGCGCTTTGTTGGCACGCAAGCTGGCGCGTGGCAGCGTCATGTTGATTGTGGTGGGATCAGTCTGTGGCGCGCTCAATGCACGCTGCAAACCCTCGGCATTTTGCTGCGCGAAGATTGTCTGCTGATCCATTTCATCGTTGACCGTGTTGGCAAAGAAGTCGCCACCAGTCACAAAGTCTGTCGTGCGTTGAATGGTGCGGTTGCCAACAATGGCGATCTGTGTTGCACCAGTTGGCGAGGCCACCAGGGTGATCGAGCCAGTGCCGTTTGAGGCAATGCTCACCGAGTAATCGGTGGTCAGCGTCAGCAGCGTGTCGTCACGGTAGACGGCAATGTCGGTGTTCGCCAGAATCTCAAAGGTGAACGCATAGGGGCCAGTGCCACTGGCCGCATACACGACGCGACGGGTTACGTTGGAAATTGGGACGCCCATGATTCGATCCTTCCTGGTGGAAATTGTACGATTTTCTTACGGTTTGTAATAGAGGCCATTGGCCTTGCGAAGCTCTTGCAGCTCAGCGATCCGAGCCTGCAGCGCAGGGTCTTCTTGCTTGAGCTGGCTTTGTGCTGCCTGCATATATTTGCTGTGCACAGACTGAACGGTCTTTTGCTGGTCATCCAATGACAGCAGGGTAAACCCTGGCGACAGCATGACATCCATAATGCCCTGCTTTGATGGCAGCTCCTTGCCGTAGATTGTCAACAAGCGGTTGTACTGCTCAGCTGTCATTTCAACGCCATCGACCTTTTTGTCTGGCATGCCGACTGGTGAACCAATGCGCACCAGGGCGTCGTCAACCAGGCTGAATTGCGCAGGGCTGACACGGGTTGGCAGCACCAGCTCCATGGGGTTGCCACGCGAAGTCAGGACTGGGTCGCCCCAAAGGTTGAGCGCCTCTGGCAGATCTGAATTGAAGTATGGCAGGCGTGACTTGTACTTGTTGAATGCCTCGACAAAGCCGCGCACCCCCATGGGCAGCTCGGGGTCTGCGCGTGTGTCTTTCCTGGTTGGGTCTGACAAGCGAGCAATGCCAGCCACTAATGAGCTGTAAGCGCCAGCTGGTGAGCCACCAATTGCAAAGCCACCAAACTGCTTGACCAGGCCGTCGACAATCTTCTTGCCGTCAACAGCGCCCTGCTGGTTTGTGCCAATCAGTTTGGCCACATCAGCCACGCCCTGGAGATAAGGCTGCTCTTTGAGGTACTCATACAAGCCATAGGTAGCGCCCAGGAAAACCTCTTCAACTTTGCTGGCGTCTGGCTCATGCTTGGCATATTCAGCATAGTCGGCAGCAATGGCCATCAATGCTGAGACCGGCTCCATGCCGTTGTAGCTGTAGTATGCGTCGCCAACCTTGATTGAGTAAGGCATCCAGCCGTCGCGCATGAGCGCTTCACGGTCTGCCTTGCGTTCTGGGCCACGGCCGGTGATGTTGCCCTCGGCTGACAGTGCAGCAAACGTGGCCAGCAAGGCTGAACCCAGGGTAACCTTGGCCAAAGCCATGTCGCGGTAGATGCCGCCCTTGGCAACCTCTTCACGCCACATCGAGGACAGCGGTGCAAACGGTGTGCGCTCGACCAGCTGAATGCCAATGTTGGCAGGCGTCTTGAAAAATGGCACGACAACCTTGAGTGCAGGGTGATTGAACACCTCTTGCAAATTTTTCAATGCTGGTGGCAGCTCAGAAGTGAACGTGCCTTTTTGGGCATAAGCCATGGCTGCTTCATCCAGGTCGCGGGGTGGCGACTGAAACAAGCTCTCAATTTCAAGCGAAGCCTTGGCCATTGCGTCAGTCTCTGACAAGCCAGCGTCGACACCTTCACGGTAGACGGTCTTGCCACGGCGAGTGATCAGAGTATTCAGCTCCATGCGGTAGAGCACACCTTTGAAAAATTCATCCTCGGTCATCAATGCGCGGCCAGGAATAGTGACGGCCGTGCCGTAGAAGTCCAAAGCCTTGGCCATCCATGTGTCTTGCTCAAGACCAAACGCGCCTGAGCTGATCGATGGAGTCATATTGCCACGCTGCATTTCGAGCTTGGTTACCAAGTCGCTGGGAGCGTTGTTCTTCCAGGCAGTGCTGGCCAGCTGCATGCCCTCGACAATGCCATTGCGCAGCGACTGCACCATGGTCAAAGCCTCATCCATGCCGACCTTCTCAGCCTCAGATCCTGGAATCAGCGACTTCCAGCTGCGCACGCCGGTTGGCAGCACGTTGCCGTACATGGCCGCGACCATACGCTCTGGGATCTGATACAGGCCAAACAGGCTGTTGGACACCACGTTCTTTGCGTGTGACACAGGCGATGACAGCAGGCCGTTAATGTAGGTTGTGAACCAGACATCCTTGACACCAGACATCATCGACTTCTCGATCATGGCATTCTGAGCAGCGCGTGACTCCAAGGACAAATAACTGCGCGCCATGTCCTGCAAAGCAGCATCGCCGCCAAACTCTTCAAGCACCTGGCGAATGACATCAGCGCTGCCGTCGCGTGGAATGCGGAACACTGCCAAGGCTCGGGCTGTCTCAGTTTGAATGCCCTTCACGCCCTTTTGGATCAAACCATGGAAAGCCACTTGCTGGCGAAGCATGAGCTTGTCAGCATCGGTGGCCATGCCAGAGTTGACCAGCTTGAACAACTTGTCGAGCTCGTTGGCGCTGGTCTCTAAAACCTCCAGGGCTTTGTAAGTCTCGACAGCGTTGGCCATCATCCGGCCATCGCTACCAATCAGGCGCGTCAGGAATGACTCACCAATGCCAGACTCAGCAGCCTTGGCTTTGATCTCATCAAACGTCACAGCCTTGGTCTTGATGTTCAAGGCATCGGCCACACCGGCCACAATGCCAGCAGCGTCGTGGTTTTGGTATTGAGACAGATTGAACGGCTCGACCTTGACACCGGCAGCCAGCTCTTCTGTGGTCGGGCTTGGTTTACCAACCAAAGCGCCCTGAGCCTGGCGACGGCTCACAGCCTGGCCGACAGTTTCTGTCATTGCCGGACTGGCTTCTGGAATGACTTTAAAGCGGCCAGCTTTTGCCGCATCAGACAGCTCTGTGTCCAGGATCTTGCCAGGCACAAGCTGACGCTCAGCCTTGGCTGCCTGGCGTGTGATCAATTGGCGAATGGCTGCATCAGCTGGGCCAGCGACCTGGATGCCTTCAGACATGCTAGGCGTGCCAGGCTGGTCTGTGACCGTCTCAGCGACTGGGGCTGCCGCTGCCTCAGCAGGCATTGGCTCAAGTTTGGTTGGATCTGCTGGCGCTGCAGCTGGTGAAGCTGCTGGCAAGATGCTGTTGAGGCGTTGATCGAGTGGTTGAATGGCCATCACTTAGCTCCAGAAGTGCGAGCCTGACGGCCACGCTTTACGCTTGACGAATCTCCTGTGGCAGCTCCACTTCGTTCTCCGCCCCCCATTCCGTTGGCAGACCCTCCGGGTACGCCAGCCCCAGGTAGTTGTCCCTGGTTAATGGAAGGTTGAACTTCTGGAGCAGCTCCAGGACGTAGTCCGGCCCGCTCCCACTCTGGGGCGTTGATTCCGCCTGCTGCATTGAAGACTTCATTGCGTGCCTCGTCTTGTGAGAGTTTGCCTTTGCGATATTGTAGCCAAATGTTGTCTACCTTGTCAGCATTTGCTGCTGTTTTGAATGTATCAGGGAACAGGCCGCGAACAGCCTCCCAGGTAATGGATTGCATCTCACGGGGTAAGACGCCACGCTCTTGAGCTGCACGTCGGTACGCTTCAGCATAGATTCCATATGTGCCTTTTACGCCAGTGACAGAGCTGTTCTTTGGGCCACCTTCACCGGTAATGCCAGAGCCAAAGTTGTGCAAAACCTCACGGCTATTGCCAGACAGTGGTCGCAGCAAGCCAGCAGCCACCGCATGGGTGTCGATGGTCACAGCGCCAGATGGGTCATTGGGCGCGTAGATGTTGTTGTAGAAGTTGCGAACCTTGTGCATGTCGCCCAGGTTCTTGCTGATGTTCGCTTTTGATGGGTCATCCAAAATGACGATGGCTTTGCCGATCTCATTGAGCGAACCCCAGCCGGTCTTGGTTGGAGTCTTGCCGTCAGCATTCATGCGCAGGCCAGCAAAGTCACCCTCTGGAGTAACGATCTGGTGCTCGCGTGGCAAGTACGCCTGGTCATATGTGCGCAGCCACATGGCTTTCAAACCTGGATCTGTAATCTCTGCCAGGGTTTTGCCTTTGATCGCGTCAACCATTGGCGCGTATTGTGGCTTTGACCAAATGACTTTGGCCATTTCGGTCATTGCGTCATCCCATTTGGCGGTCTGTTTTCCCGTCATGATGTCAAGCACTCGCTGGCCAAGAGACACATTCATGAACCAATCTTTTTGTGGCGATAGAACGGCCAGCACGCCAGACACTGCCTGGTCAGGAACCTGGTACTCATTCGACCATTTGCTGGTGATGTTGCGCGCACCGTCATACCAAAGTTTGCTGCGCTGGCGCGTAGCTTCCGGAACCTGGTCATGCAAGAACAACAAGTTGTCTTTGACTTCTGTGATGAAGTCTTCGGCCTGCTTGTCTGGGCTGCGTGCTTTTGACGCAAAATTTGGATACTGTTTAATCAGTCCGACGTTGTAATTAAATGCTTCTGGATCTGTCTTTGCCGATTGCAAATCGATCACCAGATTGTTGGCCAATGGGTCTTCTGTGGCTTTGACAGCGGTTGGCAGTCGAGTACTCACCACATTGGGGCCAGACTGCACAATGCCTAAACCACGCGCAGGCATGCCGGTTTTTTCCAGCGCGTTGATTGTCATCTCGGCTGCTTTTGGTATCAGAGGCTTAGCAGCTGTGACCGTGCCTGCCACACCTGGTATTAAGCCTATTGCAGCTCCGCCAGCCTGCAATGCAGCTGTGCCGTAGTTGCCCTGCTGCACTGATGTCACAGCCTCTTCACCCATGCGCACAGCTTCTTGCGTCTGCAAACCAGTACCCAGGAAGGGCACAACGTCCGCTAGGCCCATGTTTAAGGGTAGGTTGCTACTAGGGCCACCCAAAAGCGTTTGAGCGTTTTGACGGGCTTTATAGCGATCCACACCCATGCCCTCAAAGCCAGCTTGTAAAAAACTGGCCAGGCGCTCACGCACAGTCGGGTCATAGGCAGTTGCCTGCGCTGGTTTTTGTCCACTGTAAGCAAAGTCGGGTAAACCCCTAGAACCAACTTCGGCAACCAGGATGTCACCAGGTCGTTGACCAGGAGCCATGGCTTGCTGTGGTTCCGCAGCTGGTGCAGGCGCAGTCTCGACCGGCTCTGTAGGAAACTGGATCGCTGTCAATGCTGACAAGTATTTATTTTCGACCGGGCTGTAGGCCATTACTGATTCCCTTCTGCCTGGTCGAGCAGGCGCTTGATTTGTGTGATCTCAGCCGGCTTGAGCTTCTTGCTGTTCTCCAAAGCGGGCAGGGTGTCGCGGGTGATCGGGCCACCGGCCTTCTTCTCCCAGACAGTGGTCAGCGAGGTGCGGGCAGCCTTGGCCTGCTCTGTGTTGCGGGTGGCTTCCAGGTTCTTGGACACCTGCTCAAGCACCTGGCGGGGCTGGAGAATCTCACCCTTCGCGGTGGCTGCAGACTGCACTGCCAGAGCGTCTGCGCGCAGCTTCTGCAGGCGCTGGAACTCTGCGCCCTTGGGGTCAAGCACAGTCACTGAGCCAGGCATCGTCGGAATGCCAGCCAGTCTGGCCAGGCCAGTGTCCAGGTCGCGTTGGTCGCGGCGGTCTTCGCTGGTCAGCAGTCTGAGTGCGGCGACCTTCTGCTTGCCGTTGAGCGAGCCATTCTTGAAAATCTGGTCAGGGTTGGTGATCGTGCCTTCGTAGATGCCGCGGATCACATTGAACTCAGCGGTGGGGTTGCCCTCTGTGTTGGGCTGCAGCAAGTCCTTGAGGACACTCAGCGGCACAGCGTCTGGCGTCTTCTGAGCGATGACAGCGATCTGGCTTGTGAGCTGCTTGCGGGCCTGGCTGCCCTCTGGCGCAGCGATGGCCTTCTCATACAGGGGCACGAACTCCAGGACGGCTGCACGCTTGTCGGCTTCGCGCTTCTGATTGAGCGCAGTGTTGCGAGCGTTGACGGCCACCATGTAGTTGGCCGACACCTTCTCAATGGAAGCGTAGTCGGTCATCAGCATGCCTTTGACCAGGTCGGACATTCGGCCCACGTTGCCGGTCTGGATGTTCTTGAGCGTTGCCTCGGGGTCAGCGATGGCAGCCTCATCAGTGATCAGGAACTTGGTGACGGCGTTGATCTTGGCTCCCTTCAGAGCCGCCTCAAACTTGTCGCTGTACTGCTTCTGCACCTGGGCGTCGCCAAGCAGCAGGGCGCTGGTGGTGATCGACTGGCGGTACACGTCGGCCAGCTCTTCGATGCTGCGCTTCTGCTGGGTCTTGGGGTCAACCCAGAAACCCTGCGACACCGCGGCTTCAAGCAAGCGGGTGCTGTTGTCAAAGTCAGCATCGAACTTGGCCAGGCGCTGGGCCTTCTCGCGCTTCATCTCAAATTCGGCAGCCTTGGCCAGCACTGTGTTGCCCATGGTGGCTGTGGTTGCGCGGAACTTGAGCGACGCCTCGGGGTCAACTTGCGCCAGGCTGCGGCTGAAGCCGTCCATCATCGATGTCAGCTTGCCTTGCACCTGCTCGGTGGTCGCCTTGCCAGACTCGACAGCCGTCAGCATGCCGGTCATCTGTGTGCGAGCCTCGGCCTCAAAGTTGCTGGACAGCTCAAAGGAGCGAGCCTTGCGCACAGCCTGGTCGAACACATTGAGCGAGCCACCCAGCTTCATCGCCTGGACATCGCCCATCTTTGCAGCCTGCAGCTGCTCTTCGGTCAGCGGGTTGTCGGCAGCGTACTGGTAGCCGGCATCGGCAGCCGCGGTCTTGGCAATGCCGAAGAGCTGGTTGCTGATGCGGTCGAGCGTCTGAGCCACGGTCTGAGCGTTGGCAGCGCCAGCTCGCAGGCCGACATAGTCAACCTGGGGAGCGTTGACGGTTGGCAGCACCGCGCCAGGAATGCCTGCCGCTTCTACACGGCCAGATTGGAGGAGTGGTAGGTCTGCCATGTTTTAAGGTGTGAATGGGTTGCGAACAGTCTGAGCGAAGTTCAGACCTCCCTGCAGTAGCGTGGCGTTCGACAGCAAGCCGCCGCTGTCCACAGCGAACTGACCGGCCAGGCGCATCTGGCTGGCCTGCGCTTCGGCTCCGGCCATCGTCAGCTCGGCCTGCTCCTTGGCTGCCAGGATCATCGCGCCTGCGTCTTCAAAGCCCAGGATGCGAGCCGTCAGCGCATTCAGATCGGACATGCCGACATCGCGGTAGGTCGCGCCCACGTTGGCCGCTTGCACGGCAGCAGAAGAGCCTTCGTTGTAGACGATGCCGTTGGCAGCAGCACGGGCACGCACGGCAGCGTTTGACCGCTCCATGGTGCGCAGCAGGCTGTTGCCTTGAATGGTGTAGTTCAGTGCCTGGCGCTCGGCCGACAGCAGCTTGCGACCGGCCTGGATGGATGCGTACTTCTGATCCTGGTCAGTGCGAATCTGTGCCAGGCGCAGCGTGTCAAGAGCCTGCACTTCGTACAGACCCTGTTGGTAGATGGCCGCAGTCTTCTGCGCACCAGCACTGGTGATGGCCGAAGCCAGCTGCAGATACGGGGCCGCAGCATTGATGCCGGTCTGCAACCCGGTGAAGGCAGAGCCTGCAACCTCGCCAGCCGCAGTCAGGAACTTGCTGCCCGATGCGATGATGCTGGCCCAGTCATAGCCGCCCGACGTGTCAACGCCAGACAGCAGGCTGTAGTCATAGCTGCCGATCTGATAGGCAGACGGATTGCTGAACGATGCAACGCTCAGACCCAGGCCATCAGTCGCGCTGAACCCAGTGTTCAAGTTATAGCTGACGTTGCTCGCGTCGAAGCCAAGGCCCGACGGCGCAGACCAGCCACCAGCAAGACTGAAGTCCACTCCAGAAAAGTTAAGTCCATCTCCCATCAGGTTCCTCCAGTGACCGCGATCTTGTACTCAAGACCCAGCAGGGTCATCTTGAGCGGCAGGCTCTGCGATATTTCGATGCTTGCCTCGCGGCTGTAGCCAAGCACGCCATTGACGCGCTTGCTGCCAGTGAATGTTGGTTCCGGGTCGTCCAGCAACGGGTTGTCGAATGCTCGGAACGGCACGGGGTTGTCGTTCAGCTCCAGGTGCTGCGTGTTGTCCACCAGCGCGTTGATCTCAACGATCCGCTTCTTGAAGCCGATGCGAGTGCCGGTCTGCAGTTTGATCTCCACCGGCATGGTCTTGGCAAACACGGTGAACGGCAGGCCGATCTCATAGCTGGCTGCAGCTGCTTGGTCGAATGTCACCGCGCCGCCGCCGCTCACAGTCTCGTTGCCCTGGGGCACGCCATCGCAGATCACATTGAGTGACTTGCCGATGTGCGGCAGACCAGTCGCGCCGCTCGCGGCACCGCCCACGAACGCGCAGTCAGTGAAGCGGTCGAAGCTGAACAGCTCCACGAAGTACTTGTTGGTGCTGTTGAATGTGCGCTTGACCACCGCATAGATGTCGGTCACGTCAACGCTCACGTCCTTGAACTGGCCGTCAGTGATGAACTCAGACGGAGCCGTGATCTGCTGCGAGCGCATGATGCTGAACGAAGCGATGGTGCCGTCGGTGTCGTTGACCATCATCAGCAGATCGCCTTCGTCGGTGCTGTTCGCACGGCGCAGTGCCATGCGTGTTGGCGACTTCAGAAGGTGGCCAGACAGCAAAGAGATGCGCTGCGTCACATACGTCAGCTGCGTGTCAGAGAACAAGAACTCATTGACCGACTTGCCCTGGCGCTGGATGTAGACCGTGCCAGACTCAAGCGACTGCACGCGGGTGCCAGGCTTGGTGCCGTTGCGGCTCACGCCCTTGAACGTCAGCGTCAATGGGGTGATCGGCTCGGTGCCAGACTGCGGCACGAAGAACTCAGAGCCGGTGGTGAACACCTGCAAGTCGCGGCCAGAGATCATGTCAACGATCACGTTGAGCGAGCTGGTGTCCAGCGTCGCCTCGACCGCATCGTCATCGAATGACTCGGTCGGCATAAACTCATCGAAGATGCCGATCTTGGAGCCCCAGATTGTGGAGGGGCGCGACTTGGAGCCGCCGAAGTACAGGCGACCCTCATGGAAAGTGACAGTGCGTGGCCAGCCCTTGCCGCTGCTCCACACGTCCTCATAGCCCGACTCAATCTCCCAGCTGCCTTGCGCGATGTTGCTGGTGTTGAAAAATGGGTACTCAGTGACTGCGTTGACAGTAGTTGCCGTCAGGTACTGAATGATCCTGGCGCGGCCCTGTGGGTAGGCATTGATGTACTGGCCGACACTGCCCGCACTGAATGCGGAGTTCTGAGAGGTCAACAGCACATTGCCTGACACCGCGCTTGGCGTTAGGTGTCCAGCTGTTGGCGTCGTCACCGTCATCGTGAATGGGTGCTTGGGGATGCTGGAGAACGTATAGGAGCTGATCGTCCAGTCCGCATTGGTCGCACCGCGCACCAGCTTCACAGGAGCCAGGTCAGGGTGGACGATGAACATCGTGTCGGCCGACTGCGTCCAGTTCAGCTCAGACAGCATCGCGCTGGTGATGCTGGTGGCCAGGTAGGCGTTGGCACCACCGTTGATCGCAGTGATCTGCACGCCGTCCTTGAAGACGTACATGCGCTGGTGAACGAAGCACAGCATGTAGCTGTCGTCCACGTTGAACTCAAACGGCACCAGGCGAACGCCATCGGCTGCAGAGCTGGGCAGCTCCGCGATGTGCTTCAGACCAGGACGGCGACGAAGGCCACCCTGCGGCTGAATCACCACGTTGGTCGCCTTGGCCAGTGCGTTGTTGTACTGGGCAAGATCGATGCGGGCACGCAGCAGCGGGTCTAACTCGCCAGAGCTGAAGTTGGTTTGGATGTCAACAAAACGTGGCATCAGCCCCTCACTGCGATAAGGCTGAAGTCTTCGATCACACGGGTTGGAGTGCCCTGGCCATCGATGTTCATCGCAGTGCGCATGAAGCCACCGCGGCCATTCTCACCAGGGCCGCCGACAGCAACGCCTTGCCAGTAGCTGGCGCGGTCAGACTGCTCGGTGATCGGCATCGCCAGGTGCCAGGCCATCATGTACTTGAGCAGCTGCACGAAGTACTGAGGCATGGCGAACTCGCCAACGCTGTACTGGTAGTCCAGGTACACAGCGGGCAGATTGGTCAGGAGCTTGTCGCCTTGAATCTCCCAGTCCTTGTTGACTGGGGCACCTGCATTCGGGCTGGCATAGGCAGCGCGAACAGTTCCAAGACGGTCGCCTGGCAGCTGATACTCATAGCGCCAGACAGAATTTGGGGTGGTGATCAGCCGTGCGAGCTGAACCTTTTTGGTGTTGAACGTCCACGGGTAGGTGGTCAACACGGTGTCGCGGATGTCGGGGTACAGACGGTCGCAGACGCTGGCCGCGTCAGTGCCATCGTTGAACGATGTGATTGACTTTGCACCCAGCATCAGCAGGGCATCGGAGCAGATAGAAACGCCAGTGTCGCCAGCAGCCATGTGAACCTCTCAATGTGAGAAGGGCCGACCTCCGAGAGTTCCCGAAAGTCGGCCCACCTAACCGAACAGTGACTGATTAGTCGCCGTCTGTATTGGCCAAAGTGGTGCCGTCGTTCACGTCAACCACGCCAGAGGCGTTGGACAGAACGTAGACCAAAGTGGCGACTGCGGTGGAGCCAGTGCTGGTCACGCAGTAAATCAAGTCACCAACTTCCAGAACGGAAGCCAACTCGTTGAAGTAGCCGCTTGTATTGACATCAGCGATTGCATCAGCCGTCTTGTAAGCGTAGATGGAAGGCGCAGAGCCACGCTTGGAAGCGTTGACTGTGGCGAGGCCGGTCTTAGAAAATGCCATGATTCTTACTCCTTAGTTGATCAAGATTCGCGGCAAGTGATTTTCACGATACCTTCGGCGTCGATGGCAGTAGAGCCAGCGCTGAAAATCTCGTTAACCAACCAGCTGGTCTTCTCAGGGATGTAGTTGATCTCGCTGCGCATCGCAATGCCTTCACCGTAGCCGATGGCGGCTTTGTGGAAAGCGTAGACAACACGGTCGCTAGAGCCGTCGATGGCCAGACCACCTTCATCACGGTCGCCCATGACGTGGAAGTTGAAGCCCAAGAACGTGTTGATCTCACCCTGCACCAACGCTTTGACGCTGTTGAAGTCAGAAGAAGTCACAGCAGTCTCAGCCAGCAACGCATCCAAGCTGTTCGCGTGAATGACGATGTGACGGTCTTGCGATGGCACGTTCTTCGTGTTCAAGGCTTTGGCAGCAGCGCGGAGCTTGGCCACGTTCAAGTTGGTGTTAGAACCACCAACGCTGTTGGCGACGGTGCCAGTGCCAGAAGCAGCAGCGAGTGCGTCGATGATCATCTGGTCTTGACGACGGCCCATGGCTTCGGCAACCAGTTGCACCAACTCTTGACGCTCGTCAAAGTTGACTTTCGCCTGGCTGAAGATGTCGCTGTACTCAGCTGCATTCCAGTCGGCCAGAGTCAGAGTGACTTGGCTGAAACCGGCGTTCAGAGGAGTGACATCAGTTTGCGGAATACGGGGGCTTGCGACACCGCGACCGACTTTTGTGAATTTGACAGTGGAGCCTTCGACACCACGACGCGAACGAACCGCACCAACCAGCATTGCTTTGCCCTGGTAGGCTTGTTTCACTTCCGCATCGAAGAGCGTCACAAAGGCGTTAGAAAGAGAAACGCTCATTTGGATTACCTCAATGGTTTGTTGAACAGGGTTTAGCGCTCTGGTTAGCCTGTGAAACAGGGCCGTTGCTTGCTGCTTACGTCAGCCACTCGTCTGTATCCACAGCGGTAAGGGCCGCGACGACCGAGAACTCCCAATCCATGCGGTATGCCTTGGCGGCGATTGTATGACCATTTGTACAAAATGCAACAGGGTTGCTTGACAACGCAAAAAAAAGACCCAGCCGAAGCTGGGTCAAATGGCTACCTCAGGAGATTCAGTTGATGTGCTGCTGGAAAAGACGCTCCACCTTCTGGCGGTAGGCAGCATCGGTCTTGTACTTTGGATCGTTGACCATCTGGTACAGCTCTTCCTTGCTCGGCGCACCTTCCATCGGAGCGACCTCAAGCGGGATGCGTCCTTCGTATGCGGAGCGAACCTTCATCAGAGCGCTGATGCCGCGGGCTGTGCCGCCCATGATCTTGAACTCTTCAAAGTCGTCTTTGCTCCAGACGCCCTTGTTCACCAGGCCGCGAGCCCAGTCCACCATGCCGTTGACCACAGCGTTGGCGTTGGGGCCGAGAGCTTTCATCTCTGCCTGGGTGTCGATGGGTGGGCCCGCCATCTCGGCTGCCATCTGGTTGACGCTCTGCGCCAGCTCATCGAATGCCACCTGGCTGATGCCGTACTTCTGAGCCCAGCCGACGTACTGCTTGGCAAGGGGATCGGCTTCGATGTCTTGCACGCCCAGGGCTGCGGTATCGTACTTGCCGCCCTCTGGGGCTTTGTGTTTGCCCTGGCTCACCACCTTGCGCAAGTCTGAGTAAGACTTGGCCATGGCTTCCATGTTGGCTTCGCCCTTGTCCTGGTTCCAGAAGTTCTCTGGCAGCCATTCGGGGCGCTCTTTGGGCGTGCCAGGCACTTCACCTGGTTTCGCCTCACCGGCTGGTTGAGCCTTGTGGTCGATCTCAACAGCTTGCGGGTTCTCTGTCTTGGTTTCGTCTGCCACCTGCACGCTGCCGAGTAAGCCAGTACTGGGCTCGGCATTGGTTTCGGTTTCTGTCGTCATAGCTTCCTTGCTTGTTTGATCCGCGCCTCAATGTCCCTCACCACGTTCCTCTGCCCTTCGGCAAAGAATGCGTGAGAAGGGTCTGCGCCCGGCACGGCAATGGGCACATTCACATACATGTCGCGCAACCAGGTCAGCAGCTGCTGGCCGTCCTGGGTGCTGAAGACCCGAAGGGTCAACCTGGCCAGGTCATCGCGCTGCTGGTTGGCCTCGCGGATGTCTACCTGGCCGATGGCGTCCAGTTCGTCCCAGCTCATGCTGGCGCTCCCTGCGGTGCAGGCAGACCAGGCGGCGGTGCCATGCCCTGCTGCTGCATGGCCATCTGAGCGGCCATCGCTTGAGCCTGCTGGGCCTGCTGCTGATCAAGGGCAAACGCACGCTCGGCAGCACTGTTGCGAAGCGCAGAAGGCACACCCAGCTTGTCGCCCAGGTAGTCGATCATGTCGCCAAACTTCACAGCGACCTGGCCCTCGGCACCCATCTGCTGGGTGATCTGAGCGAACTGCAGCGCGGCGTTGACTTCGTCCATGGCCTGGGCGTTGGCCAGCGGAGATGTCGGAGCGACCTTCACCTCCAGGCCATTGACACGAAGAGGCAAGTCGATCAGGCCACGCTCATCCATCACCTCCAGAATCTTGGACACCACGGGGATCATGGTTTCGTTGATCAGGCGGCCAAACGCAGAGCCCAGGT